TTTCTGATATTTCTACTTGTTGTTTCTATTCCTTTTGCAAAACCTAATGCAAAACCTAATACTCCTAATCCTATTGATACTATAAATATTTCTCCGTTCATATTGATATAATTATTTCTACGTTCATAATTGTTTGTTTTTAATTCTTTCTTCTGCTATTTCAAAATACTTATCATTTTGTTCAATTCCTATAAATGAACGGTTAGTATTAACACAAGCCACACCAGTGCTTCCAGAACCCATTGTAAAATCTAATACTGTTTCATTTTCATTGGTGTAAGTTTTAATTAGGTATTCCATTAATGCAATAGGTTTTTGGGTGGGATGAACATTATTCATTTTATTAGCGTTGCTAAACTCTATTAAATTTTTAGGATATTTTAAATTTGTTTTGTCACTACCATTATTAAATAAATTACTATTGCCTAGTGTTTCTGTTTTATGCTCTTTTTTTCCTCCTCTACTCCATTTTTTACCTTGATGCATTTCAGGATTGTATGTTGGCTGTTTTTTGTAAAATAAAAGTATATTTTCTAAACATCTTAATGGTTGTTTTTTTGCTAACATAGGATTTGTTATAGCCACTTTATTCCAAATCCAATCATACTTATAATTCTTAATATTGCTCATTCGCAAAGCAGAACTAAAAGGCTCACTTCCAAATAATACTATTGCTCCATTAGGCTTAATAATTCTATTTAACTGTTCCCACATCAAATCAAAATCTATTACGCTATCCCACTTACAAGCTGTCGTTCCATAAGGTGGGTCTGTTATAATAGCGTCAATACTATTGTCTTCAATCGTTTTCATTACTTCAAGGCAATCGCCTAATCTTAAATCTATCTTACTCATAATTAATCGTTTATTGTTACACTTAAACCTAAATAGTTTCTTGTGCCTCTTTCTGGCATCTTTAATTGATAATTTATTCTTATATCAGTCAAGTTATTATCTTGCTTTAAATGATACTCTATTTGCTTTTTTAACTTATCCCAAGCTTCTGTATTTATCATTGTGTTTGTTTTTACTGTCATTATCTATTGTTTTTATCTTTAATGTTATATGTAATACTACTATATCCATTCTATTGTAGGTTTTCCGCAGTAGCCTTTTTCCCATACATACCAAGCATAGGCTATCATTCCGCCTTTTTTAATGTTGTTTTTCTTTTGTGATAGCGTTAATCTTTTACTAAATTGATACATTGTTTTTAACCCATAATCTTTATCGTTAAACATCTCCTTTCTCTTTTCACTTTCAAGAAATACTGTTTTTAAAAACATTGCTATCTTATTAGTAGATTGTCTTTTACTTGCTAATACAAATTCAAGTGCATTTTTATACGGTGGATTTGTTATTATATTACTAAATAGTTGTTCTTGCTCAAGAAAATCTATTCCACCATCTCCATAGCCTCTATCAATTAAATCAGAAGAATATACATTATATCCTTTTTCTTTTAAGACTTCACTAATATCTCCCTCTCCACAAGCACATTCCCAAATGTTTCCATAAAAAACCTCTCGCTTTAACAATTCTTCTACTGCATATTTTGGAGTTGGGTAAAAATCGTCTTTTTCTCTTTCGCCATTGTTTCGGCTACTGCCTACTATACTTAATGCTTTTGTCATATTTATTTAATTTAGTTATTAATTATTATTTATTCTATTGTTTTTATCTTTAATGTTAGTATCTCTACTCATAAAATTCATCTATTGTATCGCTATGATATCCCATACCTTTGAGAATCCCAACCCATAAATCGTGAAGCTCATCAAGTTTTAAATCTGAATGGTCTACTTCAGTAGATATTTTTTTGTTATAGAATTCTAATGTAATCCTTAAAGGTTCGTTGTGCGTTTCTAATTGTTTTAATGATTGTTTTAATCTATTTCTATTTACTTGTGTAGATAGTAAATGTTCTGTTTCATTCATAGTTTTATATTTTAGTCTAACAAATATATAAAAGATTTTATTAACTACAAAAAAAAACCCATCTAAACAAATAGACGGGTAAAAACTAAAACTAAATATGAAAACTTCGTTAGAAGAGTTACAAATATAATCAATTTTATTTAATAAAGTTAAATTTCATGTAATTCTTTAAACCTTTAAAAGATTCGTTTACAAACCCTCTTCTACCAAGTTTAAAATTATTCTTTATCCAGTTAGAACTAGGTGATAAAGCTGGATAATTAAAATAATAAAAGTCATCAGAGGTACACATATCAAACAACGCTTGGTGAGAATCACCTTTTTTAAATATAACTAATTCTGAATTTTTATATATTTTATTTTGCTTACAGTACTGGTCTATTTTTTCAGCTCCTTTTAAATCTAAATTAGGCTTAAAACCAAATTTTAAAGATTTGTCATCTTTACCATGAGTAATGATAAAACAAATATCATTAACAAAATAATGATTTATAAACTTTCTGTGATTTGTTACCGTTACATTTGTAAACTGTAATTCTGCAATTTGTTTGAATGCTTCATTAACAAAATAACCAAAGGCACCGGAATGATTGTCATTACAAATATTATTAAAATGTATTTCCTGGTAATTATCAACTAATCCGTAAAGTATTTTTAGCTTAAATTCTAAAGCAGAATCAAAACATTCCTCATTTGTCATGTTCTGAGGCAATGCATGCCCTCCTCTAGTTGTTTGTGCATTAAAACCGTCTAATAGGTCGCCTAATTCATCAACGTATAAAATACTGCTTTCTTGCTCTTCTAGAGTTTTTTCAATTACAATATCAGCAGATTTCATTAACTCTTCTTTGTTCCATTCTTTTGAGTACATTGTATTATTATCTACATCTGTATCCATTCCGATATGAACATCAGTAATAGTTAAAGTATCAAAATCTTTAGATCCTTCATGTTTTTTTACTTTCTTTTGTTTTATTGGTTTAATGTACTTTTTAATAATACTTTCAAAATCAAAAGATTCAACAACTTCTGAAGGTGTTTCTTTTTTTGGTGCATATTGAACCCACTGCTGACCCGTTGTTTTAGAAGTGCTTATTTTTATAACCTCGAAACCTTCCGGTATATCAATTGGTTTAGATTGTAATTTTTCAACTGTTGAAACTATTTCACCGTCTTTGTCAAACTTTTTTTGTGTTTCTACAAATTTACGTTTGTTTGGTTTAGTTCTTTGTCTTAAAACAAAATCCCATTGTTCTTCAGTTAAGTAATAACGAGCTTGTTTTCTGTTAGCTTCGTTTTCTTTTACTTTTAAATTTAATATTTCTGCTTCTTTTTTATTTAACCATTTTACTATCTTATTCATGTTTTTTTGTTTTTTGTTAATATTAAAATAGGGATGCTATTTAAACACCCCTATTGCATTAATTAATTAAAAAGGTAAATCACCAGCTTCAACTTGTTTAGGGTCGTTAGTGTTTGCCTCTGATTTTAATTTCTCTATTCTCCAGGCTGACAAACTTGTAAAATATTTATCCTTCCATTCGTTTGTGCCAATGTTAAAAGATACTTTTACTTTATCTCCTTCTTTTTGGTATTTAGTAAGATTTTCAACTTTTTCTTGTCCAAATACTTCAAAACAAAATATTTGTTCTTTACCTTCGTAACCGTCTTTATTAGATACAATAAAACTTTGTTTTTGCCATTCGTTACCGGTTGATTTAGCTGTACCGCTTTCAATTGGTAAAATCTTTTTAATACTTCCTGTAATTGATAATTCACTCATAATTTATTTATTTAATTTAGTTATTATTATTATTTATTCTTATTCTTTCAATTTCTCGCTCTAAATAATCTTTAGCTTTTAATAAATCTTGTAGTTCGTCTTTCTTTTTTCCAGCCCTACAAATATACTTTAAAATATTTCCTCTTGAAAAGTTGAGGTTAAAATCATTTATAACGTCTATAACATCGTAATCCTTTCCGTTGTCATAATGTATCTGAGTTGCTCTTTTCATAATTTAATTATATCTATTTATGTATAATTCACAAAGTTTTGTTGCTTCTTTTTTAGCCTTAACTAACTTTTTAAATTTCGGATCTGTTTTATAAAGTTCCTCAGTATTACTAATGTGTTTAAAATCTATAACTTTAACAATTTCTCTAAACTGAAATTCAAAATCACTCAATTTACCAGCAGTTATTTTAAAAGTTGTGTTTATTGTAACTATATCTGTTGGCTTCATGATAATTTAGCTTTTAATTCATCTTTTAAAGAAACCATTGCAGACTGTTCTGTCCTAGTTAATGCAGTAAATACAGCAGCCAACTCTTTTAACGTTTTACATTCTTTTAATTGTTCAGACGGTTGTTTTCTTTGTGGTTCTTCGGGTAAATCTTCACCAGCGTAAATATAAAGCCCTAAACCGTGTAATGCAATGGCTTTAACTGTGCATCTTTGAATAGCCTTATTAACGTCCATCATATTAACTTTATCAGCCGGAATAGATGCGTTTCTAAAATCCATAACTGGTAAATAATTAATATGCTCTAAACCTTCAATTGTAACACCTACTTTTACAATAACTCCAGCTTTAGATGCAAAATAAGGCATGTTCGTGTTTTCGTCATGATATACTTTAGATGTTGCAGTTGGTGAAACCTTTTTCAATTCAGCCCAAGCAAATGCCCAGGATAAATAGGTAAATTTTCCTTTTTTTTCTGTTTTACTGTTTACGTTTACTTTACTTAGTTTTTCAAATATTTCCATAATTTAATAATTTAGTTTGTCAAATTTAACATTTATTTATTTATCGTGCAAATTTTATTTATTTATTAAATTTTCATAAATGAAAGTATATGAATAATTATAGGTAAAGTCCAACCATCCCCAAGTAAACTGCCTGCTTTTCTTTGGCTCAATATATCACAATAATTATCAGAGAAACCTTGCAATCTGCACATTTCAATTTTATTTACTGTTCTTAATTTTTTATGTTTATAACTAAATAAATTGTTATTACTTTGCATTAAACAAGGGGCTTTTCCTTTTGTTACTCTCCCTCGTCTGGTTTTAGATGTTGGAAAACTCAAGTCTATACAATCATTTTCAGTAATAACATCATACCCCTTTAAAGTATTAGTTTTTACCCTTAATTCATTATCTTTTTCATAAATCAAGGTAATCATACCGGTAGTATCATTTCGATGTTTTAAATATTTTTGAGAACCACCGGAGCCGCTTCCAGTATTTAAACAAGTGTGTTTTTCTTTGTCTGTCTCGCCACTTGTTAAAATATCCTTAAACATTATTTTTCTGTCTTTTGGTTGTGGTATATCAGAAACAATATCAAACATAGTTCTTTTTGTTTTGATGTTAGTCCAGTAATACCTGTCTCTTTGTTGTGCTGTTACTAAACTACTGTTGATTCTAACAGGATAAACGCCTAATGATCTACTCATGATTCCAACATCTTTGATATTTGCACTTCCAACATTTTCTTGTAGAAATTTTACATTTGGGTTTAAATTTTTTACGTGCTCTAATATTTCGACAAAGGTAAAAAACAAACTGCTTCTGCTTCCATTAATTCCAGCACGTTTTCCCGCTGCACTTAAATCTTGACATGGTGAACCACTGCCTATAAAATCAATTGTTTTCCAGTCAATATTCCATTGTTTCCAATTGGTTATATCTCCGACTTGTATAACTTCCGGAAAATGATGTTGTTGTAATTCTATTGCATAAGGTTTTATCTCACTTGAATAGTATTTATTAATTTTAATATTCATATCTGCAAACGCTTGTCTTAACGTTCCCATACCATTAAATAAACTTATTACATTCATAATTTAATAATTTAGTTTGTCAAATTTAACATTTATTTATTTATTGTGCAAGTCTTTTAACATTATAAACATTTCTGATGCAGTGTAATTTTGTGCTTCAATACAACTATCAAAGTGTTTTTTTGTTTTCTGAGTTCTGCCTTTATGTGTAATTGTGCCAATATATTTACCTTTATCTTTTATAACATTTACAAAATAGCCTTTTCCTTCTACTATATTAGTCATTTTAATAAAATCCGGTAATCCTAAATATCTATCGTTTTTTTTCATGTTGTTGATTTACTTTCAAAAGCTATAAAACCTAATTCATTTAATTCCTTTAACCTATATTTTTGCAAAGGCTTTAAAGTATCATTTTTTTCTTTACATTCTATAAATATAGGTGGCTCACCTTTTTTTAATGCTAATAAATCCGGGATACCATTTTTATTGGTTTTGATTAAATTTATAACATAATAACCCTTATTTTTATATTCGTTAATTACTTTATTTTGGTGTTTAGATGCCATAATCTTGCTTAAATATTTTTAAATTATAATCTTTTTTGTTTTGTACAGATTTATAAATTTTTTCTTCTATTCCATTCCTGGAGAAAACCCAAAAAATATCATTGTTTTTGCGTTCCATTGTTGTTAACCTATCTCTACTTTGCCAATAACTAACAGCAGAAAAATCAATATTGTAATAAACTAAATAATCGGCATTTCTTAAACTTATACCCTCCCGTCCACTTACTATTTGTAAAGCTATGTTTTTATCTGAAGTATTAAATTCTTCTAAATTATCAGTTAAATTATCTTTATATATTTCTTTTAATGCGTCATATTCTGCCTTAAATTTATAAAAAATACCTATTTTATTATTTTTAAACCTTTCCTTTATAAATTCAGCTTTTGAGTAATCTAAAACCTTTCTTTTACCGCTTTCAAATTTTACTGTTCCGCTATAAAGTTGATGCAATTTTGATTGTAATTTTACACTAGTATCAGCTAAAACAACCTCGTTTTTACCCTCTATTACTAAATCGTTTTTCAATTTTTCACAAAGATCATAAGTTAAACTATTCATGTCGCAGTAAAGAATGTTTTCATTTACGTTAGTTTCAAAACCAGCTTGTTTTTGTGTAAATCTAACTAAATATTTATCAATAATAGGCTTTATTTTATCATAATTAGCCTCTGAATAATCATTTACGTTCGCATAGCCTAAATACTTTAATTTTACATTTACGTAATTCTTAGCCCATTTATAAAAGTTATTTTCTTTAAACGGTGAATAGTTAGAAATCCAAAACTGATGAAACACTTGGCTGTAACTTTCGGGAAATGGTGTTCCACTTAAAAAAACCATCGGCAAATTACTATATTTCTGTTTAAATATTTTAGCCGACTTATTGGGTTTTGGAAATGCGCCAAATCTGTGGTGTTCATCATGTATAACAAAATCAAAATCTAACCCTAATTTATGGATGCTTTCATCATTTAATACTGTTATATCAAAAGTAAAATTAAAGTTGCTGTAATCGTCTAATATTGATTTTATAGCTTTCTTTTTAGTTAAGAATAAAACGTTTTTAGCCTTGTATAAATTTGCAATATTTAAAGCTGTTAATGTTTTACCGGTTCTAACCTCCATGCTCAAATAGACAATTTTATTTTTATTTAATATGTTTACGGCTTTCTCAGATATTTCTAATTGATACGATCTTAGTTTAAAAGGGGATTTCATCTTCTTCTTTTATTTTATTATCATTAATAATTTCAAACCATCTATTTCCGTTTGTATTACCTTGTTTGTAATCTAAGTTTAAAAAATTAGCATATTTTTTAACCCAGGTAGTAAATTTCTTTTGACTTAAATACTTTTTATAATCTTGGTATTCATTTGTAAACAATGTAAACATTTCAATTTTATTATATCTTACATTAAAACTAAAATTGTCATCTTCACTAATCCATTCGTAAAACTCCATTGACGATTCAGCAATAAATTTTCTCATTTTTATATTCTTAGCGTTTTGTTTTATTAACCCTAATTTTAAATAGGATTGTAAACAGTAAATCATGTAATTATCAAAACATAAAAATTCCTCATCACTCCAATCGTCAAACAATTGGCGCCCAAATTCATCATAAGGTGTTAAATCTTTACCGTAATATTGTGCGATTTCTATTTCATGCCTTCTCCTGTCATGGCTATTCCCTTCACC